TCTGGTGGAAGTTAAGGCCGGTGTATTCTGCGACCAGCCGCCTGCCCCAGGTGGTAGTTATATAGTCATGGTGTCCCGCAGATTCCGCCATGGGATTCTGCGGGATTATCAGTTTTTTGCGTGTTCGATGCTGGTTAAAAAATCGGCGTAGTCTTGTAAAAAAACCACCAGGTCGTCCTCGACCAGCTTGTACTTTTTGCGCAAATCCTCCGGGGTGATCTTGCGCCAGTTGCGGTTGCAGCTCATCAATCGCGCAGCCAAATCCCAGACGGCCTCACGCTTTTCATCGTCCCCGCCTTCCAGCAGGGCGTAGAAATCACCCGCACTGGCCCGCAGTTCTTCCTGCAAATCTACGGTGGGCGGAGTTACTTGCAAAACGGTTTGATCCTTATCCAAAAGGGGCACCTCTAAAATGGGCGGGCGGTATTTGTTGAAGTTCACGGTGTTCATGATCTCACCTCAATTTTTAAATTTAGCGGGAGGCGCGAACGACTCCCGCTATTGGATTTAAGATGCGGCGGTACCGATTTCCTCATCGTAAATAATGAGGGTACCGCTGTCATCGCAAGGCAGAGCGCGGATCTCGGGTTCCAGTTTACTGCCGGCATCGACGGCATAGGCCAGGGTCAGACCGGCCTGATTTGCGCCGCGGAGCCGGACCCAGCAATCGCCGTCTTTCTTGTCCTCGTGGTGGAAGCAAAACACCCATTCTTTGTCCTGAGCGTTGCCGGCACCGCCGAGATGGACGGTTCTGATGCCCTTAGCTGTATCCGTGGTAACCTTACAGCGGTCGGCCAGCTTTGCCATGGTTTCTCCGTTGAAGGTGATGAGGCCCAGCTTCAGGATAGCCTCTTCTGCGGTGATGACCACCTTGGCAACGGTGCCCAGGTCGTCGCGCTCCTCATGGGTCTCAGTGGTGTAGGTCAGTTCTGCGCCGCCCTGGATCTTGCCCAGCAGATTGGCATCTGCGCAGATGGCAGCAACCTCAGGCATGGAGTCCTTGTACTCCATGATATAGACCTTGCCGGAGCCCAGAGTGATCTTATCGGGATCAGTTCTCTTTGACATTAGATTTTCCTCCTGTTAGGTTTTTTCGATGTGAGTAAATTCGATGATTTCCTGGTACCGGCTGATGTTTTTCAGCCAGTACCAGCCCTGCGTGGTGTAGTGAATGCCGCGGGATTTCAGCTGCGCAAGGATTCGCTGACGGGCGGCATTGCCTTCGGCAATGAGAGGGGCGTAAAGCTCCACCGTGCAGTCGTGCGTGATAAGGTTGACTTCCTGATCGGCGCCATCGGCTTCGGTGCTGTCAAACCATACGGCGAACAGCTCCGGCGCGGAAGGGAATTCCGCTTCCCTGGCAGGGACAGCAGCGACTGATAGAATTTCATTTACCTGCATCTCTTATAGCCTCCAGCACATTTCTCTCATACTCGGGAAGTACTTCGTCAAGTGCATTTTTTAAAAAAGGGTCGCTCCTGGTACGGCCTCCGTCTGGGGTGATGTGGCCATTGACCAACAGATGGGTGATGCGGTAGTGCGGGGCTTTGACGCCCCAAACATAAAGGTTTCCGGAGGGCCGCTTTACGGTCTGCGAGGTAATGGACTTGAAATACTCGCCAGTCCGGGCGGGGGCGGTGTTCCGGGTGATACGGACCAGTTTCTTCACCATATCTGCACCGGCTCGGTCGACAGCCTCTGTTACATCTGCGCAATACATTGTAAGCATTCCGCGAATTTCGCTATCTAGCTTTCCATCGGCAATTCGGACAGTGCGCCTCTTGACTCTTTCTGCCCATTTGCCCTTCGTGTAGTCTCTAGCCATTCGCCACACCATCCTCCTTCGGAGCACGCTCCACAGTCAGTTCAAGCTCCTGCCCGTTGCGGTAAGAGCGGAGAACGCGGAATAACTGCCCGTTGTGCTCAACCAAAGTTTCGCCTTCGTAGTCCAGATAGTCAGCCAGGATCAGCTTTTTCTCCGGCCGGAACTCCGTGCCATGCGCGGCGTAAAACTCCTTCTGACCGACGCTGCGTTCCTCACAGAACACTTCCCGCCTGATGTCGTCCTTTCCGTATTCCCGCTTAATCAGGGTAATGACCTCATGCATCTGCGGCCTCCCGACTATAGCCGGCAGCACCCATCAGATCCCCCTTCAGGCTATCATAGCGCCGCTTGAATTCCTCCCGGCGCGTTGTATCCGGATCATGGAGAGAGTGGCAGTACAGCTGAATTGCCAGCTGGATTAGGGGATCCGACTCCTCTGCGTATTTGATGCCTACGAGCTGAAGATCTTTAAGGCAGGCCTGAATGCTGCCTTGGAAAAGCACATCTTTTTTGCTGTGGGAAACTCCGAGTGAAAGCTTTACCACAGCCAAAGTATCCGGTGCCATATGTTACCTCCTTTATGGGGAATGCAGGTGGGGCAGCAACGCCCCACCTAATGGGGAAGAACCCGACCGGGATGTATTACTGCAGCGTAAGCTTGGCGAAGGCCTTGGGATTGCCCAGACCGGCATCGAACAGGCTGTAACCGGTATAGATGCGTTTGAGGGTCTTGGGCTCCACAGAGGGAACGATCTCCAGTTCGTCGAAGTCGTTGGTCAGAATGGAAGAGCCCACGCCGATGTAGACGACATTGTCAGCGACTTCGGTATCCAGTTTGACCGCCGCACCGTAAACACGGCCCTGAACAATGGGATCCTCCATTGCATTGGGGATAAAGAGCTTCTCTCCCTTTTCATTGGTCAGGCCGGCGATCTTGTTCCAGATTGTGGCGCTGTTGGCATAAACAGAGCGGATGCCGTTTGCATCCAGAAGAGCAAACGCATTCCGAATCAGTTCATCGGAAAGTGCGGCAGCAGCAGGCTTGTTGGCGGCATCAATGCCGACAGCAGGGTTATCCAGCCGGGCAATAATCAGACGCTCCTTGGCAGCACGGATGCGATCAGCCAGATTGGTGACGATCCAGCTGGCGAAAGCGTCGATGCTCTGAATCTGCATTTTCTTGGACATCTCGATGGTCTTCTTGATTTCCTCACCGTCCAGAGGCAGGAGATCGAACACGTCTTCTTCGTTATCGGCAGGGGCGGCGCCTTCTGCGGTAACAGCTGCATCGCCGGCAGCAATGCTCTTATGGCGGGGCACACCAAAACCGCGGACAAAGTTGGTCAGAGTGGAGTCCGCCAGCATAGGTGCCGTAGCACGAACCAACTCGACGATCGCGTCCAGGATCATGGTGGGGACGACGGAGCCGGTGTTCTCGGTGGTGAAGGTAAAGGCGGCACGCTCTTCGCGGGTCATCTCGCCCAGAAGCATGTTGCCCTGGTTGTCACGGGCGATGTTGCGCAGCCATGCGTTGCGGTACTCCACAGAGTCCCTGCCGCGCTGCTCCTGGGAACCGTTGGGGAAGGTGTGGCCGGCTACGAGGCTGCCTGCGCCACCTGCGACCAGGCTGCGCAGAGCGTTGCGCTGTTCCACGGCGGCGGTGAGTTTGTTGCGCTGTTCAATCAGGGACTGAGCCTCCTGGGTCAGCGCATCGATATCGGCGCTGGGATCATCGCACAGGGTGCGGATCTCAGCCAGACGGGCGTTGATCTGTTCAATGTTCATTTGTTATTCCTCCAGTAAGATTTTGAGATTGAGTCTTGCGGCTGCCCGGCGGCGCTCCTCCGCCTGCCCGTCGATCCATCCGTCGAACAGGGCACGGGCACTGATAGATGTCATGTCGTTAGCGGGGATAGAAACAGCGCTGACATCATACAGCTTGACGATACGAAGAATGGTGCGGGTGCAGGTCTCATGTCCGGTCTCGTGGTCCGTGGTATATTCTTTGCGGTCCTCTCCGACCACAAAGCCGAAGGACATTCTGTCAACATACCCGGCCTTGATTTCCTGATAGAGTTTGCGCCCCTCTTCGGTACCGCCAAGATCGGCGATAATAAACAAACCCTTGCTGTCAATCCGCAATGTAAGGGTGTTGTTTCTGGTTCTTGCATATACCCTGCCTTCATGGTCAAACTGCATGATCACATCGGACATATCACAGCCGTCAAAGGCGTGAGGGTCAATGCGTTCCTGCAGGGTATAGCCATTGTAGGTATAAAGGACATAGGGGTCGTTGAAGGTAGTGGCATAACCTTCGACGACATACGATTCTTCAGGGGCATCCTGAGCAGCCCTGACAGCCATGGTCATGCGGTACTCGCGGCCCTGAGCCAGACGCTGCTGCTGGCGTTCACTAAGTTGCGGCATCGTGGGGATCCTCCTTTTTGTGTTTCGTTAAGTCGTAGTATTCTCCGCGGACAGGAAGGGTTTGTCCGATTCCTCCCGGCAAAGGGGGAAGATTCCACAATTCCCGGATCTCATCCCGAAGAGCCAGGCCACGGTCGGCCATGCCTTCGCTGAACTTCATCTTGTCGGCGTTTGTCATGTACTGCAGCCGGTTGGCGGAAGCATGGACCTTATTGCCGGCGATTCGCTGCTCCTGGGTAAAGAGCATCCAGGCAAGGCCGTCTGTGAAGTTGATACCAAAAGGCTCGACCACGCCTTCCACAAAGGAGCTCATGGCATCACCGTAAGCTTTGTTTTGCAGAATGTCGTCGTTCGTGCCGAAATAGCCGTGAACATTTTTCTCAATGGCGGCCATCTGCTTATCATCTACCACAAAGGGCTTGCTGCTGACCTGCTGTATGGAGTCGTAGGAGTTCGGGAACAGCAGGACGCCGCCGTCGCCCGATTTCAGGTTTGCTTCCGTGAAGTTTTTGCGCTCAGTCTTGAGATCTTCGGGGGATTTCCAGTTGGTAAGCCGGGCCATAAAGCGATAGGTCGCGGCGCTTTTGACGCCCTCTTCAATACCCTGGTTCTGAATGTGGATCAGCTGCATAATGGGAGAGAGCGCAGCGTTGGACGCGCCGAAAAAGTCGCTTTCATACTGAAACTTAGTCAGGATCCTGCATCTGCTGAATTCTACGGCCGCATATTGTCCGTCAGCGAAAGCATACCGAAGCCATATTTCTCCGTCGTACTCCCGCAGCTCACAGCGGGACGGGAGAATGGTGTAGATGCCGACGGTATTCAAATACCGGTCCATTACCGGCACAAGAAATGCGGTATTCTGCATATCCAGTATGGTGGATGTGCGATACAGCAGCTGACTCCAGGTCTGCCAACCATTCGGAGAATCCGCAAGCTTTCGCAGTATGCCGGGTTTGGCATCGCCCTCAAAGGAGATTTTCAGCTTGCTGATGTGGGTGGCCCTTGCGTGAATGGCACTGCGCACGAGAGCCTGTTCATATAGCTGACCATTCCAGCTGGTAAACACCGGAGCATAGCCGGTAAGCGTTTTGAAGTACCGGCTGGCGCCAACGTACTGGTTGACACGGCCAAAGATTTTTTCCAAAAGACCCATGTATTACCTCGCATTTTTAAGCTGGTGACCGATCTCCTTGCACCACTTTTGCCGGACGCAGAGGGCATCCAAAAGGGCAGCGGAACCGTCGATGCGGTCAGTAGAGCTGATTTTAATAATTCGGCGGCGATCTGTTTGCGCTTCAATTTTGATGCCGGTGTTGCACAGGTGAACACGAAGCAAATCGTTGTCGCCGATGCAGATGGATTTGTCGCGGATCAAACCCTCTGCCTCGTGAATCACCGGGGTCAGATTAAAGCCCTGATAGACATCGTCCATATGGAAGCCGAAGGTGGACAGATCCTGCACCAGGTATTGAGCGGTGTAGCGGTCATACCCAATTTTCAGCGGGTAGATCCGGTACTCATGAATCAGCCGGACAAACCAGTTGTAGCAGTCCCTATAGTCAACAAAGTTATCACCGCTGAGCGTTAGCCATCCACGCTGGATGAACAGATCATAGGGAAGATTATCACGCTCAATAGCCTCCTGCAGCTTATTTCCGGGCAGGAAAAAGTGGGCGAAAACGTAGAGCTTTCCGTTCCTTTCGATGACAATCACGCATGCGGTGAGGTCGGTGGTGCGGCTCAAGTCGATGCCGCCCACGCAGTAGCAGTCCCGGAAGTCCTCCAGCCGGAGTGCTGGGCCGGTCAGCGCGTCAATGTTCTCAGCCGGCAGCCATGCAACGGACGCGTTCTGCTTGATGTTGCAGTGCTTCGTCAGGAATTCTGCCCGTTTACCCAGATCGCTGCGGGCAATGGCGATCTGTTCCCGAAGGTATTCCTCGCCGAGGCTGATGCCAAGGTTGGGATTTGCTTTGCGAAGCTCCTCCATGTCGTCCCACTTTTTGACATCATCGATGATGTACAGGAACGGCAGAAGCTGTGTTTCCTGACCGCCACCCAGGAGAAATCGCGTGGATCTGGCCATCAGTCCGTCATAGATTCCGTCATTTTCATAGCCGGAAGAGCTGATGGAGATGGTCAGCGGCTGAAGACGGGCGCCGGTAGCGGAAGTCATAACCTCGTATTGCTTGATGCCGCGTTCTCCGGGCCAGCTGGCGATTTCGTCACAGATGGTGACATAGGGATTAAATCCGTCAGACTTTTTGCTGTTGAAGGCTATCTTTATGACGGAGCCGTTGGTTTCAGCCAGGTAGTAGTCCGACTTCCTCGGCGCAATCATTTCCCGGAGGTCGGGCTCCTGCTTTACAGATTGCCAGAAGGCAGAGTAGACAATGTCCGACTGCTGGAGCTTTGGTGCCACGCAGTAGATCTTGGCGCCATACTCGCCGTCACAGACCAGGCAGTACGCGATAATGGCTGCTGCCAGCAAGCTCTTGCCGTTCTTGCGGCCGATGACGATAAAAATTTCCCGAAATTGGCGCAGGCCGGTGTGGTCCAGGACACCCAAAATCGTTGCAATCATGGCTTTCTGCCATAGCTCAAGTTTCAGAAGATCGTTCCGGCCCTCACAGTGATGGCAGAAGTTCTCGATGAAGCGGATTGCTTTGTTGGCCTTCTTTGCGTCATACACAAACCGGCCGCTTTCAATGCCTTTGACCAGGTAGCGGTACACCGTCGCAATCCAAAAACCGACAGTCACGGTGCCGTCGCAGATGGCCTGCCAGTAGGCAAAAATCGGATTAAGCATCGTCCAGGAACGATCTCAGCTTACTGCCGCCGCCATCCGGAAGGATTCTGTCCAGGCGCTCACAGATGCCAGCAAAATTCTTGACCATGGCGTTGTACGCCTGCATGGCGGCGGTTGCCTTCATGCCGGACTGGTTTTTGCCGTTCTGATACGCTTCGACGCAGCCGTCGGCAAGGATCTCCTTCTGCAGGTCTTCCAGCGTGATCTGCATAAACGCGGCCTGTTCAATAAGCGGCAGCGCGACGGATTTCTTCTTTTCCGGCAGCCCCTCGCAGAGAGATTCCAGCCGGATCCGGATATTCTTGATCCGGGTTTCCTTTTTCGGTTTACCCATCCCCGACACCCCCTTTCCCGCGTGCGAGAGGAATTCCGACCCCTTCCTCCCGGTCTTCCGGGGGTATGCTCCGAAAATCCGAACAGGGGGGGATATCCCGCAGAACAATGCGGCCTGACTGGTCTGTGCAGTATCGTCGCTGTCGGTTAGGTCGATGATACTGTTTGTGGTGATCTCGGCAGACCAGGCGCAGATTCTCCCACGCCAATGTCACTGTCGGATCGTTGATGTTCTCCGGTGTCAGCTCAGCCAAGTGGTGAACAATCTGCCCGGGAGTAAGCACGCCCTTCGCCAGGCAATCTTCGCACAAGCCTCGCACACTTTCGGCGTACCGATCTCGAT